GAAGAAAAGAAGAAGTCAATTGATAATGCTGTTCGCAAAGCGGTAGAGTTTGCAAAGAGAGAAACTGAAGGTCAATTTGCTGAGCAGTTTCCAGAAAAACTAAATCGCATTAAATATCTTCGTCTTTCTTCTGAAGATAAGAAAATTGTCAACCAACGCTATGCTCGCGATCATGGTGGCAGGACGATGGAGGAAGACAAAGCTTACGATCTGTTGCCCGAATACGTTGACATGGGTAAAACAAAGTTCGCAGCCGGTGGCATGGTACAACAGATGAGTCAACTCTTTGGAAAATAATTATGGGATTTATCAGCAAACTCGCAAGCAAAACCGTCACCAAAGCTGCCCCAAAAGCGGCTTTGTCGCTGTCTGAGCAGGCGGCTGAGGAAACCGTCGCTGCTGCGCCTCCCAAACTGTCTCTGGTTAAGCCTAAAACGACGGCTAAGGCGACGCAAGCGGTTGAGCCTACTCCGGCCCCTACCGCTGCCATTGAAGAGCCTGAGCAGGGTATTGTCTTGTCGTTGGCTGAAAAGATGGCTAAGCAGGAAGGCATTGCTGCACAGGCTGACGAATTCGAACAGGTTCCGTTCTACAGCTTCCCGAATAAAACATTCACTGATAAACAATATCTCGAAGCAGAGAAAGCGCTCGAAGAAGACTTTCTCATGCCTAGTGCTTTTAATAAACTGAAGAATAACGAACAGAAGTTTGCTAATGAGCTTCAAAAGAAAGCCGTCAAACTATTCGGTAATAAAGACGAACAGTATGACATGCCCTACGATATTCAGTCGAAGGCTAAAACCATTGATGAGGCTGTTGCTGAAGTAGAGGCTGCTAAGGCTCAGAAGCCTACAACGATTACTGGTGAAGAAGATATTCCTCCGCCTGTTGATACTAAGAAGAGCATCTTCAGCGGAAAACTCGGTACAAGCAGGGGTGCTGAAAGTAATCAGATTCTTGAAGATATTCGGCAACTTCGTGAGCAGAATTACAAAGAGCTTTCGTCAATGCCGCAGACGCAGCGATTCGATGAGCCGGTATTAGATGTTGCGTTGGGTGAATTTAGGCATAAATACGGCTACGAATATGATCCGATTGTTCGCAAGGACAACAAGCGCATTGTTGATTTGATGAACGAAAAGCAAAAAGAATATGATCGGCTGAAAAAGAAGTATGCCAATACTCCCGATATCACCATTTATCATGGAGGATCGACAGAGAAGATTGCATCAATTGAAAGAGAAGGCTTTCGTCGTCCGTCGTTGTCTAAGCGTACAGCGCAACAGGAATTGCGTACAGGCTCTACATCGATGACGACAGACATCGCCCTAAACCTCAATCCTGCTACAGCATTTGGCGGTGCTGCTGAGAATATTCTTGAAAAGAAGATGCCGTATGCAGACTACATGTTCACTCGCGTCAGTATGAAGCCGAGCGAGTATCGCGATAAAGATTTAGATGCTACTGCACGCACTATCACAGGATCGCCCACGGGCGTTCGTGCCTTGCGTCTTCCGCGCACATCAGGTTTCTATGAGACTGAGTCAGCCTTCATCGAATCTGACAAGATGAAGATGGGGAAGAATGTTGGTGAGCTTTCAGCGAAGAAAGACATATACGACGATATTCGTCAAAAACGAATTAAGCTTCAAGATAGGCTTACCAGTGAAGCTGCTAAATATCCATTTAGTGCAGAGTTTGACAAAGCATCTGCGGCAAAATCATATGCCCTTGTTCGTGACTATTTGAATAATACAGCAAGACTTGCGCGTTTGTCGAATGTTCGTAGCGGCATTGGCGAACAATACGAAAGCGAAATGTCTAGTCTATTTTATAGATCTGACTATTTGAAAACACTTCGCGACGCATTGATGAAATTTGGTATGGACGAAAAGGCATACAACGTTGGTCGTCTTGTAAATATCGCAGAGCGCGGATTGGTTGTAGGCAATGATACAAAAGTTGGAAGCGATCTACTAGACCTCACTGACAAATTCAGAAAAGGTGGTCTTGTACGACGCAAATGAAAAAGCCCCGAAAGGGGCTTTCTCTTTGGTGCCTCATGACAGAATCGAACTGCCAACCTCGGGTTACAAAGCCGATGTTATGCCATTTAACTAATGAGGCTATTGAAGGATGTTGACACCGTTCAATGCGCCCTGTGGAATCTTCTCATCCATATCGACACCGATTTCGTCGATGGCATGAAGAGCTTCGATCAAGATCTGCATCACGTCAGATTTGGTGAATGATTCGCTGACGTACATATCCATCGTGTGCTCAGTGGCTTTGATGATGAGGGTGCCTTCAGGCGTGTTGTTTTCCTGCATTTGATTGCACCTTTTTCAGATTGTCAAAATAGGCGCAATCGAAACCACGCTGCCATTCTTTGCCCTTGAGCGTTTCAGGATTGTATTTGCATACAAGCCATCCGCGAGAGAAGGCGTAGTAGCCTTCTTCAAAAGCAAACATCGACTCCTTCGAAATGAAAAAGTTTTTGTCGATAAACTTCACAGCATTTCCTTCAGTTGTGATATCGGAAGATTGTAACAATCTGCTTTGACAACATACTTGTTGTCAGCATCCAATTGCCCTTTCTTCATAAACACAGCGTCTTTGAAGAACTGGTCTTTGGAGTATACACCACACCACCAAGCTGTCGTCAAGTCTTTTTTTACTCGTACGAAAGCATAGATGTCACAGTTTTGTTTCGTATTGAAGTTGGCAACGCTGTTGCTGTAATGCGGTAGCGGAGCAACAGAGGTTGACTTCGTTTTCACATCAACGCGCTTCTTGTTGACGATCATATCGTAGTCGTAGGTATTGGTGTGGTCAATGGTTTTGCCGTGCTTCTTGAATACGTACGCTGCCACTTCTTCACCAATAAAGCCAACAAGATTGCCCATACCGAGGGTGATGCTGTTCTTCAGCGTCCCCATCTCTTTGGCTTTCTTCCTAGCTCGACTAATCATGGCGTCAGTTATTTCGACTTCAATCATCAGCCATGTCCCTTCGATCCATAAATTCACCAATATAGATCGTCAGGAATGGAACCTTCAACAAGATACCAACATAGCAGAGCAACACTTCTTTGCCGCTTTTCTCTTCTTCTGCACGATAACAAATTTCTTCGTTGTGCTCAATGTCTAGTCCGATGCCGAGTCGTGGGCGAACAACAATTTCCATCATCTGCCTTTCTTAAATTGCTTATCAATATCAACCAAAGCCACAAGCGGATCTTGCCTGCCAAGCTCTTCTTCGAATGCAACGACGAATTCCTTCGTGATGCCTGATCGCACAATATCGTCGCGGGTGAATTTGACGAAAGCGGTATCGGTTATCTCGTATCGTAACACAAGTTGCTCAAGGTATGTCAAGCCATCTGTGCCGACGCGAACATCTGTTTGTGTGCCGCTGTTGTCTCCACAGAAAATCATTTGACTGCCTTCACCGATTCGGGTGACAAGCGCTTGCACTTCGGGAACGAATAGCGACTGCGCCTCGTCGACAATGATGATGGCTCTTTCCCAAGAACGCCCACGAATAGTTTCGAGTGAGCAAATCTCAATCGTCTTTTGTTTCAGATGAATCTCGGTGGTGGCTTTGCCGAGATAGTCTTCGAAGTAGTCGATCATCTGCTGATAGTACGGCATCAGCTTCTCGTCTAGCGTACCCGGCAGGAAGCCAATAGAACGTCCTGCAAGCGGCTGATACGCCCTAATCAATATCACCTTCTTTACGTCGCCGTAATGAAGCTTGCGTGCTGCGTGCCAACACGCCATGATGGTTTTGCCTGTACCGGCGCTGCCTGTTGCAGCTACAAGCGTGCTACGCCTTAGTTCTTCGAGAAGTATTTTTTGTTTTTCGTTACGTGGGGTAAGTGTTGCAAAATCATCACGAACAAACTTTTCTTTTTTGACACGTTCGACGACGGTCTTTTCTGCACGCTTCAATTAAATTTCCTTATAAAAAAGCCGCTGAAGGTTTCCCGACAGCGGCTCTGTTATATCACTGACTTGCCTGATGTTTTTGTGATACAAGGTTACACATTTCAATAAAATCGTTATCACTCATAATTCTTTTCATCATATTGATGTGCTTATGTACCCAACGAACATTATCTTTAGAATAACCTTTTTTGTTATTAATTCTATCTAGTGATGCAGTATTCACTGCGTACTTGTTATGTATTACAAGTTCGACACCAGTAAACCAACATTTTTTATCTTGTTTAATAAACATATCCCATGCATCTTCTTTTGTCATTTCTAATGATACATGTGATCGCTGTTTACAATTATTGCTATATTTTATGTGGCTCGACCACCAATTTCCAGATATTGATTCGTATCCGTCCCAACATGAATGTCTGCTACCACTTTTAACGCGATCACACCCACAAGAACGAACATTATTTGATTTTCGATTTAAGTGTCGAGAAGTTACTTCTGTTAGTTTTCCACAATCACAATGGCATATCCATACAACACTTCCATCGTTTGACCACCCTGCTTTTTCTTTTACAATCAATTTTCCAAATCGTTGTCCGACCAACTCTAACGCTCGCATTTTCATCTCCTTGAAAATATGATCGTTGTAGTTGATCGGACAAACATTGTCAAATTACCTTACGGGACATGCCCCATTTGCACATTCACTATCGTCGAGGCCAATATTAGCTTCTTCAATCTTCGTAATGAGTTTGGTCGATGCAACCAGATGGTTGTACTCTTCCTCTGTAATTTCGGTCAGGGGCGCTTGCTTAAAATTATGCCCACTATGCAGCAAAAACGACAGACTCTTGTGAGAATTCTTGTAATACTTCTTCAGGTATTTACGAATCTCAGGCAACTCTTCCTTGCGATAATAGACGGTGCAGCTAACGCTATTGTCGCTCCAGTTTTCTTGCAGCCACTTGATCGTCTCCAACTGATCGATGGCAGTCATGTCCTTAGCCAACACCGCATTGTCGGGGTGACGGAACGGGAACGACACTACCACGGTGCTGTGGTCTTCGCTGCCGTCAAAGTTCTGCTGATACTCGACGTGATAGCCGTGGTCGCGGCAGACTTGCACCAGAGGGTGATTGCTGCTAATGCGGATACGACGAATCATGTGGCGAGCATAGGCAGGATGGCATCCGGGAGTGACACCGGGCAGCAGCGACAGCGTGCCAGAGGGCTTCACAGTCGTCAGCTTCACCGACTCAGGGAACCCGTTAGCCTCGCTGTATTGCTTGTCAAAGGCACGCAGTTCGTCATAGGCGCGACGCAGCCATCCCTTCTGTTCGTCGGTGCATTGCAGCACGCCAGTGACACCGATGCCCATCCGCATGTTGGCATGCACAATTTCTTCCGTTGCCTTCAGGTGGCACGGCAGAGCAAGCGAATGCTTGTTGATGCGATAGAGCAGCTTCGCTACGTCAACAAACTCTTCGTACGAAGTGATGTTGGGCAGGAAGATTTCGGCAAGACAGCACGTTTCCTTGTCGGCAAGGCTCTGTTCGGCACAGGGGTTGTAGCCCTGCACCTTCGGATCGGGGTAGCGGGTGTCACCGAGCAGACCAATCTTGCGCGACAGTTTCAGATTGATCAAACCATATGGCTCGCCCTTGCCTTCATAGCCGTCCCAGAAAAACTCGTGAAGGTCGGTCACGTCGTTGCAGACCACGCTGTTGTTCGACATAGCACGCCACGAAGGAATGTTGCCCATGTCCCAACGCTTAGCCAACAGATATTCGACATCGTCAGGATCACCGATGGCAATCTGTGCCGAGCGGCGAACATTACCGGCAACCACAACAGCGCCAATAATATTCATCATGTCGAGTGCGTCAACGGGACGAATCTTCTTACCGGCACGCTTCTCCAACACCTTGCTGATCTCGTTGATGCCCCACACCAGATCTTCAGGCCCACTGGCAGTGCCGCCAAAGCCCTTGATAGGAGCGCCCTTAGAGCGAATTAGCTGCGTGGAATAGGTGAAGGTCTGCTTGCCGCTCTTGTGGGCAAGGAAGGCGGCTTTGAGGGTCTTGCCGAGCAGGGCAACCCAACCTTCGCGGCTGTCGGGGACGATGAAGTCGGCATCAGCCGTATCAACACGGGTGGGCGTCTTAAAGTCTTCGTTGACCGGAGGCAGCTTGTCCACATTCTCGCGCTGAATGTTGTAGCCAACGCCGCTACCGAGCATCAACAGATCCATAGCCCACGTGAACGGCTCTACGGGCTTGTCAACGACGGTGAAGGCGCAGTTTTGCAGCGACGACAGACCGAGTCGACCAACGGTGTCGGTGCCGAGTTGCCACAGGAAGCGACCTGCTACGGTGCCTTTGAGTTGCAGCATGTAGCGACGCAGACGGGCTTGTTCGTCCTCGTTGAAGTTGCAACCGAGTTGATTATTCGAAGCGTTGATGACACGATTGATGGTGTCTTCAAACTCTTCTGTGGGAGAGCCGACGTCGTGCTCGTTCAGACGACGCGAATATGTGCGCTTGTAAGTGATGTAGCCAATGGTTGACCAAGGGGTGTTGATATTTTCCATATTTTCCTTTGTTAGAGACAACAACGCCGACGCATTGGTCGGCGCTGAGGGGATGCTGTTATATCAAAAATCAAGACTCGTTTTCGGTATCAACAAGCTCAACGGGTAGATTACACGGATTGCTATTATAGTCTACAAACTGCTTGATATCATATCCATAGACGCCACTAAGAAAATTAAGGAAGTGAGTAAGCACTTCGCCCCAAACTTCCCCTTCTTCTATACGAATCGTTGTGTTGAACGAACGATCTTCTTCGTCGTATGAAAACCTATATGTCACACGATCATCGTCATCAGCCCAAATCTTATTCATCGATTATCTCCACTTCCAGTGATAACACCGCGCTGTTTGCGGCTTTCCAACTTCTCAATGTTCATTTCTGCAACACGCGACAACGGGATGCCATAGAAGAAAGCAAGCGTTGCCACAAACCACAGGACGTCACCGAGTTCTTTTGTCATCGCAGCCGTGTCGAGGTCTTTGCCGTCACGAAGACTCTTGGCAAAGAGGCTTTGAAGCTCACCGACTTCGCCGCCCATACCCGGCACCAGATACTGCGTCGTGCGTGCTGACGGTAGCGCTGTACCCCACGCACTCAACTGATAGTCATCGAAGTTCAACAGTAGCCTCCATCACATTGGGGAAGTGTTTCCAAAGCTCTTCAGCACACAGCAGTGCTACATCGCGATGTTCTTTCTGTGTCTCAACGCCGGTGCGAATGTCCACGTAATGTAGCCAACTACGCAGCGTGCCATTCATGTACATCTTACTCGTCGTCAAGCCCTCTGGCAACACCTTGCGAGCAACTTCTTTGGCAATGCCGTTGTTGAGTGCGTTCTCGTAAGCAGTCTTTGCCGCCCTGATCACAGCGTGTTGCTGTTCTTCCCAGAATTGCAGCAGTTCGCGATCCTCAACAGGCAAGCTGTTCTGACGGTTCTTCTCGTCTTGTAGCCGAGCATCTGTGAATTCATAGCCGTCAGCAACAGCATAGCGCTGACTAAATTCTTGGAAGCTGAAGCTGCGATGACGCAAGATCTGTCGGGCAATGTCGCGAGTGCATTCAATTTCCATGCAAACATTTACCATTTCGAAAGGCGACCAGTGCTTATGCTTGATCAGATATTTGATAAGCGGCACATACTTTTCGTTGGCTTGATTTGCGGGATTGGATACTCGCGCCATATACGCGATCATCCGCTCTGCGTCAGGCGTTGTCCAAACTGTTGTTACTTTCATTGGGTTCCTTAACTTGAAGTTTCCTACCCTCTTCGATGCCGCGCTTAAGACCTT